CCAGTACCATAGTCTCGTAAACCCCAGTAAGGTGGTGATGTAATAACAGTATGAAAGAAATTGTTCGGTAATTCCTTCAGCTTTTCTCTACAATCTCCGATCTTAATATCGATCATATTTAGCTACCTTTTTATCTAATTGTCGTTGTGACTTCTTAGTTCTTTTCTTCATGCTCTTTTCCCATTTACGAGACGTAGAGTGAGTTTTAGATAATGTATCTTTATGTTTCATTACGACCTCACTACACAACTTGGATTTATTATGACTTGTTCGGGTTGATCTCCAAACTCTTGACGTATTCTTAATCTTAATAAATCTGTTGAGTATTCAATATCAGCTTTACATTCAGCTACAGTTTGGTATTTAACTTGGCTTTCGTGCCACATACACCTAGTGATACCACCATCATGCCTACTGCCTGCAATCCACACGACACATATATAAACAATCATCTTCGACATAATTTTGCTACCTTGATGTATATCTTTTCAAACAAAGACAACTCCCTTGTGGGAGTTGCATTGTTAATATGAGCAATTAAATTCCTCATAAAGATTTTATTAAACTGCGATTTGTTCTTCATCGTCTCTGTGGCAGGGATTCCATCTTTGTTGGATTTCCCTACTCTTCTCTTTGCTAACACCATAAGACGATAAAGCCCTCGCCATGACACGATCTGCCGTATCTGTCCAAACTTTTGCATTAAGCATTGCCCAAATCCATGCACCAATTTCTCTCTCCTTTACAGTATTATTGTAAGTTTGATCATCTCCAAGTATATGTCCAATCTCATGCAAAGCAGAAACATAATATCCAGTGTTCTTAGTCGGTCTAATATGAATATGCTTTCTACTAGGATTAGCATAATACCTTGGAATCTCATCATCAAGCGATTGATAAGTTACAGTAATATTATGCTTTGCACACAACTCTTGTATGTGCATTGCCATATCAATTCTCTTTACTAGCGGTCTCATTTTTCCTCTCCTCTTTACAATCCCAACAAATCGAATAGCTTTCGGGTGGCTCATCCAAGTGATACATTTCATTGCAATCTATGCACTCATACTCCCCCATATTCTTGCTCCTCACGTCTGATCTCATCACGAACATATTCTTCCCAATGCTCCCCATGAGATTGTTTTATCTTAACAATAGCTTGCTCATTCGTCATACCATCATCATTAAGATAGGAGTAAAACTCTTCCATCACTCCTATCATCTGATCTTTATATCTACTCATCTACTTGCTCCTTTTAAATGATAGTTTTTGATATTGTTACATTGTATTGATTGCATAGTCAACTGCTTTTTTGTTTTTTGTTTTTTACAAGATTACTTTCTCTTTTTCTTCTTTCGTATGCCCTTGATCTACAAAGTTTAGAACAATATCTTTTACGTTCTTTATTACCATTGAAATCTCTGACTTGCATAATTTCATTGCATTCTAAACAATTATCTTCATAGTATCTTAGAGACTTTAAATACTTCAAAGTTTTCTCAAGTTGATCTATTGTTTCTTTTAAGTGTCTTAAATCAGTTCTCATTTTTAATTACTCTTTTGCAAATTATAATCTTTAACCTTTTGACCATGCTCTTTGCTACCTGCTTCACATTGATCAATCCAAATCCTTTTGGTTACATTGCCATGCTTGTCACGATAACGTCTCCAATGCCCACGTCTCATATGCCACTTCTTCGGAGTGCCTTGACCTGTAAATATCTTTTCATAGACAGTTTTACCTCTAGGTTTAGGCAATTCTATATTTAAAAGGCTATATTCATTCGTAGGGACACTTCTTCCAAACCTAACGTCACCACCTTGGATTAACTGCAAATGAGTTTTAGAAAGTTCTGCCATCTCATCATTATCCCAACCTTGCTTAAATTTCTCCTTTGGAATAAGCCAGTGCATGGCTCTACTTTGCACAGTGGTAAACCTAGAATAAATATCGAGCATTAACTTATATTCGTCACGATTATGATCTAATGACTTTGCCCTAAACAACTTATCACTGTCATTAAAATGTGCCAAAGAATAAGGATGCCCAATGATTTTAATACTTTGATGTGCAACTTCTTTTGTAAAAACTTCTGAATCCATCATTAAGTTTCGAGTATCAGTAGGTAGTTCTCTTGATGCCTGCTCTTTCATAACGTAATTAGAAAAGGCAATATTCATATCCCATTCTTCTTCGTTACGAACAACGGAAGACAATGGAGAACAAAACCACTTACCATCTATCATGCACCACATATCATACATATACCAACTATCCCCACTTGGATGTTCATACTCATATATGTGATAACCAATACGATCTAAATAATCTTTAGGCTCTTCAATCTTACCCACATATTGTGGTAAATATTTATGATAAAGATTTTTTAAAAGATGAACACGATAATGCTCATCCCATTCTATAAACATATTCTTAAATGGTGGTATTGCAGTTTTAATCATCTCAAGCAATACATGAGGCTTAGACATAGATGCCTCTCCTGCATGATCTATAAGCTTGTTAGAGACTTTAAACTTCTGTGCATTGACAAGCATAGATTGAGTTTCTCTAGCCTTGCCCTCTGCAATAGATCCACTTTTAAAATGTGCAATGGCTCTCTTAGGCTGACCCAATGCACCAATGATTTCACTTGCCATCAATGGCTTATCATTTATTTCCATTTTGTATTTGCTCCTTTTGCAATCAACATGGCATCTCCTGCAATAACGTCTGTCATGCCATAACTAGCTACAAAGTGCATAGTAGCAGTTTGATTAACTTCCTTACCTTTAAGCTTACCCTCTTCATCAATAAGCAAAGTATCTCCGTTATTCAAACGTACACACTCAACCCAACCACCAACAAACTCTTGAGCTTCTTCAAGAGTTGGTTGATCTTTCTTGTCCCATATAATTTTAAACTTCATCTACTTGCTCCTATTATGATAGTTCATAATAGTTGTATATGGTATTCATTACATAGATGTCAAGAATAAAAATAAATTTTTTATAAATCACTTAGAATATTTTTTTGAAATATGTATGTGGAGTTTTTTCTGACTCGACCATATTCGATTTCTTTGGCAGCTCTGGGATCGTCTTCGAATAATTGTTCGGACTCATCTGGTTCGTATTTACGTTTCATCAGCTCTTTGGTGATCGCACGAAGTTCATTGTAATTTTTACTAGATTTACTAAGCTGTCTTTTCTTCTTTTTAGACATTATCCGTTGCTGTTGTAGCTTCGTATTCACCACGAGACATCACCCCATCTGTTGTTCCAAGCCACTTACGACCACCCGATGTTGAGAAAGCATACTTCCCAATCCGTGCTTCTCGAATAAGTTCCCGAACAATTCCGTCAATACTACGTTGAGTTAAGTTCTGCAAGACCTGTGGTGCATCGTGATCCGATGCTAATCTTTGTCCTATTGCATCTGCTCCTGACTGTTGTGTCAAAGCTCTGCCCTCCCTTTCACAGATTGCAATCCAAGAAAACAGAGCATCTTTCTTAATTTCTCTGTTTGTACCAGAGTGTAATCGTTTGATTTCCTCTGTCTTGTCTTCTAGTAATCCAGAATAACTATTTCTTACAAAATGTCTAATGTTTCTGTTAGCAGGTCCATTACTTTTTACAACTGCACCATCAAAACATCTGTTTCTTTCATATTCTGTGCCTATATCTTGGCAACGTCTACGACCAGTAGCCTCGTCAACTTGCCATAATGCAAAAGCACATCTAACACCATCAACCAATGCTGACGTACCACGAATAAGCAACCTTGCTTGTTCAGGAGTATTAATGATTGTATCATCTTTAACCTTAGTCATATGGTGACACATGACCACAGATGCTCCAGTTTCAGTTCCAATTTGTGCTAGTAAACCAGTCAAGGCAGCTCCTGCTGCTGGATCTGCATTTACATCTGCATGAACAAATGATGCTAACGGATCAAAGATAATTAACTTCAAATCATTCATTTGCAGAATTTGTTCGTAAAGTTTATCAAACTCATCACTGGTACTATAGCCATCTCTTGTGTCCTGAAGTATTGGAAATACACCTCCTACGTTAGGTAGTGAGACCACACGAAGCTCATGCTGGTACGAAAATCTCAAATTGTTCGGATCTAATCTCTCAATCCTTCTGTGCATTTCTGACTCATCATCTTCTGCTGTAAAGATCACGACATTACCAAATTCACCTATAGTGCTACCAAAACTCTCTGCTAAAGGTTGACCCGATGCTACTTTCATTGCTAGATCCAGTGTCATCATACCTTTACCAGCATCTCCTGCTGCAGAAAATATAATCGGCACACCTAACGGAAACGTGCCATCGACTAAGAACTTTTGTTCGGGTGCTTGCCCTTCGAATCTGCTGACCAGTAAACTATCATCCAGTAAATTGATGTTACGTTTGGTATGCTTAACTGTTGTGTTTAAGAAATGTTGTACATCAAAGCTCTCAGATATGGCATCAACTGCATCCCAACCCTCTGGCTTACCTCTGGGAGGAGTTAATGTGGTTACCGATCTAGCTCCTGCATTCAATGCCAGTTCCTGCACCAGTTCAGCTACCTTACGACCTGCATTGTCGTTATCTCCCCATATGATTAATTCTTTGTCTCGTAATGGGCTAAAATCAAAACGACTGGCTGACTTACGAGATAACATTCCTGCACCTCCCATAGTACAGGTAGCAGTGTAACCAATCTCATTCAAAGCATCAGCACACTTCTCTCCCTCAACCCATATAACTTTCTCAGAAGCCACAATGTTAGGTATATTATACAATGGTCTTACATCAGGTATCCTTGGATATGGTGAGTCTGTAAACTGTCTAAATTCTTTCTTGGGCTTACCATGACTGTCCATAACTGGATTACCAGCATTGTCTTTTATGTTGTATCTTCTAACACGACACAGTATTTCTCCGTCACCAGACAGGTATAAATGTTCGGAGTCGTATGGTGTATTAACATCAATAGCTCTTTTAAATGTAATGCCAAGCTCTTGTGGTATGTCCTGATCAACTGGTGGAAAAGCATTATCATCCAGATAGTTTCCGAACAATTCTTTGATTTCAGGAAGGCGCATACCTCTACCTTCCATCAATATCTTAACAATACCCCCGATTCCTTGTGATCCGTTGAAATCTGATCCCTTCATAAAATATGGTGATCTGGGATTAATATCTATCTTTAATGATTTACCAGCTTCTCCATCTAATGACCCGATTGTAAACACGTCACCCCGAACAATTCCATGTGGAAATGTGTTTTTCAGTTCATCTATTTGTACACTGGCTGGGACTTTCTGACTAATCATATCGACTAATTCATTGGCTGACATATCCCTATTCTTATTGCCAAGTTTTATAATGTTCATTATACTATCCTCACTTCATTGGCTGAAGTATATGGGGACAATGCTACCTTCTTTGTCCCCATATTAACTACTCCAACAACTATCTTGAAACTCACAATACTTGCAAGCAAAATAGTCACGAGACTGTGCAATCCTTGGCAACATCTCGTTTGCTTTTGTGGCTTCTAGTATTACTACTGCCTTGTCACTAATCTCTTGTGCCAAAGCTTTGTTAAAAGGTATGAACTCATAATATATCTCACTTGTATTCTTGTTTAATACTGTGAATAAACAAGGATTGTCTGTTAGTTGCATATAAGCTTGATACAAAGCAACCTGTGCTGCATACACAGGATTAGCTACTGCTACACCTTTTGTTTGAAACTCTTTAAACTTCTTTTCATTAGCTGACTTACATTCCCACAATATAGGATATGCAGTGTCTAAAGGTCCGTTACATATAACACCATCTATATGACCTTTGACTTCACCTTCTGCTATGCTGAAACCAAATTGTTCGCCATTCTTGTCCTCGACTCGTAAATCAAACCCAGCTTGTCTGAGCCATCCAGCCACACTAATTTCTATCTCGTGACCAAACTGAAATATACGAAGTGTCTTTGCATCAAAATCCCGATTATCATCAACTGGCTGACCCATGTAACGATACTGTATTTTACGAGAACAAGAGTCACCAAGACTGGAAGCACCAATGTAGGTTCTCTTCTTGACCTCTTTATTCCGATCAACAATAGCTTTATCTATTATATTTGATATTTTTTGTTCTAACATTTTAAAAGGGTATTTCGTCTTCGGGTACGACTGAGTTTGGATTAAGGTCGAGAATGCCACTATTGTCTCCATTAGCTGATTGAATGGCATCAATTATGGCAAGAGCTTCATCTTGTGTCAAATTCTGTAGTTTTTTATCCCAGCCTATCTTTGCAAATTGTTCGGACAATATCTTTAATGTATTGTGTCTGTTCCCGTTACCATGTTCGTCCATTTTTTTACTCCTTCTTCCATTACCATAAAATCAAAATAATGACTGACTCCTAAAAATTCAGCCACTATTGTACCACCTAACAACTCATCATCTGTGTCATCAATAGCCTCTGCAATATATGTATCAATGTGATCTAAGACATGATCGTTATCATCTTCTAAAAAAATAGGTATAACTATCTTGCCCTCACGAACATATTGCACGTTACTCTCAGACTTCATGTTGAGTTGATAATTCACGTTAATTTTTGCCACTTTTACCCTCTGCCCATAAAGCTCCGTATCCTATAACATCTATTGGATTGTCCATATTCTTTGGGTTCTGAGAGTCTCGTACAAGCTTTTGCACTATACAAAATTTGTATATGTCATCATAAGTAAGTTCTGCTTTAAGTTTGTGTCTCCATAATACATTCATAATCTTAGCTATTGATTCATGTGTATCTTTTGCATCTCCATGTGTTCTAGCCCTAGCTCCGTTGATTAATTGTTCTGCTTTTTGTAAAGCTTCACTACGCTGCATTCTCATCTCCTTCGTAATAATCTAAAACTCTGCCATCAATTTCTTTCTTATTCCACAAATAATTTAACCAACACGCCGCTTTGTACTTGCTAAAACTAAGATCCAACTGGCTTACAATCTTGTTCTCTCTTGCTAAAGCTTCTCTTTGCCTATCTGTCATAGCTTGATTCAGCCACCTTTTACCTTTCTTAGCTCCATCACTATCTTCTATTTCTCTCAAAAAATCATCAGCAGAAGCCAAAGCTTGTTCTTTAGTACCTACACCCACAACTCTAAGTTTACCCCTTGTACGTTTAACTAAGGCTACAGAAACGTCATCTAAATGTGCGACTAAACCAAACCCGTTGAATCCACTGGCTGACATACATCTGCCATTGTTAAACAAATCAATCCATCTAAATGGTGATCTGTCGATAAGATCTACCTCTGTCATCTCAAATGTCTCAAGCATTTCTTTTGCTTGCATCTCGATTTCATGTCCACACATAGGACATACACGAACACTTAATGGTATAAGACATTTACAATTAGGGCATACTTTCTCAGGAGCTGATCCTTGTTGCATCTTATCTTTGCCATCAAGATCAACACCCTCATCCAAAGATCCATGTGTTAATACACTCGTACCGAAATCTAGTACGATACAGTCTTTCTTGATTACGTTTGGATGTTCTTCAGGATCTATTGTTCGTA